CATTTCTTGTCTGAACTCTTCATCAGTTACATATCTTTCAACCGTTCTATTTACTAATTTCTGTAGTGTAACATCGGAGTCAAAAGATACTTTCTTAAATGATGAATAAACATCCTTTAGTATTTTTATGGATGTCAATTTTGTATTATCATCTTTCATATATAGTATATTTTATATTTTTATATAAATATATACAAATATATTTTTCAATAAAAATTATTCAACTCCATCACAAATTTTTCTTGCATAAAATTCACAATACTTGCAATTCTTTTTATTCTTACCAGGAGTTTTAGAATACTCAATATCTAATCTCCGCTCACCAGTATCATCGAATACGGTGTTAATAAATCCCATAAACTCATCATACGCTTTCATAACAGATGGTCTCCCATTTGGTGGTATGTGTTTTGATATTCTAGGTATAGGATATGGTGCATCTTCCATAAGTTTTCGCTTCATAATCTGAAACTCAACTTTTATATTTTGCATAGGTACTCCAAACAAATCGGAGTAAAACTTTTTGTAAATCAGTATTTGAGCGTTTTTGATTTTATCTTCTTTCTGGTATTTATTCCAACCATTAGTAGAAGTCTTCAAGTCAATAATGATAACTTCACCACTACCAATTTCTCTCAATACAATATCAATAAATGCTATAAAATGAACTCCTGCTTTTATTTCATAGTTTAATGGCATTTCTATCGCCACCAATTCATATCCACTTTTGGTATAGAATTTTTCAATATGTTTTACGAACCATTCTAATATCCTTCTACCATCTCCAAAAAACTCTTCTAACTCTAATTGAGTGCAAGGGGTTCCCTCACTCATTTTTTCTTTTTCCGTCAGGAATTCTGTTTTCAACTTTTCCAACAACATCTTATCTAAATTCAGTTCGTTTGCCTGCTTTTTAGATACACCATAGAATACAGAAAGATAGTGTTGTATTACTTCGTGCATCGATGTACCGAAAATTGTATGAATGTTAGCTGAACTCTCCCCTAACTTATCAATGTACTGATGTTTATACATACGGGGGCAGGTGGAGAATGTACTATATTGGGAAAAACTTACTCTAGTCATATTTTATTCTTTAGATACAAATATACGAAAAAAAATCCGATTATACAAATAAAAAGGGGATTTTTACATCCCCTTTTCGTTTAAAGTATTTGCGATTATATTAGCAGTTGCCTTTGGGCTAAGATGTGCCTGATAATACTTTATATTATCCTTACTCATTTTTTCCAATAATTCTTCGTTTTTAATTAGGTTATTAGCAATTTCTAATCCATCGTTCCAATTTTTAACTTGTATAATCGGTATATTTTTATAGTATTCCCTACCGGGCAATTCTTCAGATATGACCACACACCCATATTTCATAGCTTCATACAATCTAAAGGTTTCCGAATTAACCCATCCTCTCGGACAAAGTGCAATCTTTGTATGTTTTAAAAAGTGGTGATATAAATCAGCATCCAATCCTTTATTAAAATCTTCATTAAATTGAAATAGGTCTCTATTCCATTTCCAAATCAAAATTTTGTTAAGAACTTTAAGTGTTGTTTTCTTAAAGAACGATAATCCCAACGATAACCACAAAGAATTTATATTACTCAATTTACTTGCCAAAGTTAATCTATTACGATTTAAACAGCCTATGAATGAAATGTTATATAATCGTTCTTTAATTGGAATTATTTCATCGTTTTGAGTTTCTGTGAAATATCCTAAAGGAATGGATGTAGTATTTTTTGTATCCCAATAATAGTTCGAAAATATATGTGAAAAATCTCTTTTTATTTTATAGATATTATTTCTTTTATTTTCACTACTATGCCACAATAGAATTTTATTATTATGATTTATTTTTTTTAAAAGTGGAATTGGAGTTTTATCACCATTTGTTGAATAAATTACAAAAAGATATTCATCAAAATTTTTTAGCAATTTTTTCAAGTTATTGAATACCTCTCCTGTATATCCTCCTTTCAAATTGCACTCATTACCGAATTCATCGATAACATTTTTCATCTTAAATTTTTAGTTTTAATTTTTTAATCAGTTTTTCATCAACTCCATATCCTTCAGCAATCTGTTTTAACTTTTGATGTCCTTCTTTAATTGCGTAAAGTATTTTAACATATTCTTCTGCCTCTAATTTAGAAACCTCATATTTCATAGAAACTAAATCAATTAGCCATCCTTCATAATCTTCACCCTTTGTAGGTTTCATATATTTTAAGAATGTCCTACTTTTTGGTATTACATCAATAAGTGTAAGATATAAAGTTTTTGGTGGAATTTCCTGTAAGAAAGGTTGCAAATCTGCTATCAACTCTACCCATTCATACTTCATTGAAAGGAAACGAAATATCATATAGTTCGAAAATGTTTTTTTATCACCTTCTTCTAATGTATCCCAATACTTTGGATTTTGAGTATCAGTAATCTGCTTTATATGATCAAAAAGAGTTATTCCCGCCATATTAATCCTCTTCTACTCTTAATCCAGGAGGTAGTAATTCATTAAGTACTTCACCACAATCCCCACAAAGGAATAATTCAACTGGTAGTACTTCATCCTTTTGTTTGCCAGTTAGTAGTTTAGATATTCTCCTAAACCCAAACCCTTGTACAAAAACTTCTCCTCCACATTTCTTACATCCAATTGCTTCGGTTTTTGCGATATCTAAAGGTGTTTCTTCTCTTGCTGCGAGTGGTTGTCCACCTGGTCCTAAAATGTTTGCCATTATGCGATTATGTTTAGTATTTTAATTAATGTTGCTGCTGTTGGGATTTCCTTATCAATTGAAAGGAATGCGTTTCTCTGTCCATCCGATATTTCCAATATAACATTAGCAGTTTTACCTTCAGCGTATTCTTCAACCTTATCGTAAAGTAAAGTATACAATTCAGTAAAATCAGTTGCTCTACTATCAATCAGAGTCTGTCTCAATTTCATATACTTATTTCTTTTATCATCTTTAGATTTTAGAATATCTATGATTTTAGTTTTGTAATCATTCTCCAAAAGATTTTGAACATCTAATTTCAATTCTCCCTTTATTGAATTCAATTGACAGGTATTGATAATTTTACGAATATCAGGATATGCGCTATCAATAATAGGTACTAAATCTTTAATCTCAAATTTAACCCCTTCACTTTGTAGGATTTTACTGATTTGTACTGCTACATCTTTTTTAGTTGGAGGTACAATTTGAAAAGTTTGACAACGAGATTGGATTGGTTCAATCACTTTCTCAACATAATTACAAGTTAAGATAAACCTACAATGTTTAGAGAATGTCTCCATTAGATTACGAAGGATTGCCTGTGCGTTTGGAGTCATATAATCAAACTCATCAAGGATAATGATTTTACTTTGTCTAAAACCAATAGTGGATGCAAAGTTCTTTACTTTGTTTCTCACAGTATCCACATTGTTTTCATCCGATGCGTTGATAATCATATAATCACAATCAACTGAGTTTACAATCAGTTTTGCTAATGTGGTTTTACCAGTACCCGCTTTACCATACAGAAGTAGGTGTGGAATATCTCCACTTTCCAAATAACCTGCAACTTTTGATTTAAGGTGTTCATTACCTACATAATCTTCTAATTTAGAGGGTCTGTATTTTTCCACCCATAAACTATGTTCACTATTGTTCATATTTTTCTATTTGATTTTGTATTTTATTAATCAACGCATCCTCTTTAATATATTTCATCAATTCATTTAAGAGTTCTTCCATTTCTTTTTTGGATTTCCGCTTACTCATTAGTTGATTTTCTCTTTCCACCAAATACAAATGATACGCCATTTCATCAGTTTCTTTCAACTTATTGTAATATTTGTCCAACCGAACATCCAATTTTCTTTTACGGCCCAAATCCAATACCGTAGGTAGAGCTTTGTGTAATTCATCAATTCTACCTTTTAGGTATTGGATTTCACCGAACTTATGTAAAAAGTCTGTATTCATATCCTTAATCTATACCCAACTTTTCACACAACTCATCATAAATCTGCTGTCCACTTTTAGACATTCTACCATAATCAAAACCTAAATCGGTTACCAGCAATTTAATTTCCTTCATCAACTCTCTCGTTGCACTTTCACTATATGATGTTTTCATTTTTATAGTTTTTAAGGTTTGTAGAATATGAAGATTGGTTCGTATTTGTATGCAGTTCCATTTATCCGCATACTATTCTTTACACCACTCATATCAATTCCAGTCATAGGTGACATCGTCATTCTCAACTTTCCTCTGTACTCACATCCCAATTCAGTAAGTATATCAATACTATCCTGCTCTAATGTAAACCACTTATCCTTACCAACTTTAATATCAGCAATGTTCCATAGAATGTATCTATCGTTTCTCAACCACTCAAACGCAGTTGTTAGAGTAGGTCTCAAAAATCCATCTCTCCAACTTTCGTATGAATTAAACTTTCTAAATGATTGACTTTCATCATCGGAATATCTTTCTCTATCAAAGTATGGTGGTGAAGTAAATACCATATCCAACTTACCCTTATAGGCTTGAAATCTGCTATCCAAATGAATTATTTCAGAACCAGTTTGGAAAATATCATAAGTGTTTTGGTGTCCCCAAAATGCATTACTAGCTCCAACGGTATTTTCATTAAAAAACTCTGCCAAATATTCATACCTAGTTTTTCCAATTTCCTCAATATAGTTTTCAGTATTAGGGTCATTTCCTATGTAATGGATATTTCTATCATCCAAACTCATTGCCCCTAATATTCTACCACCCCACCCAGCGGAAGGGTCATAAATGTTTACCACATCCTGGTCCTTAACATGATCCGTAAATCTTTTGTATAAATACTTTGCAGTTAGTGGTGGAAAGTTAACCGCAGGTTGTGTTCCCATACCAATACGGAATGCCGCAGTTGCTTCTGGAAAGATTGTTTGTCCTAATGGATAAATACATATCTGTATAGGTTGTTTCTCAATATCAACCAAACTATCGATATTCTCACCCCACTCTGCAGTTTTTAGAGAAGATATGTGTTTGTATTCTAACTTACCACTCTTATACAATTCTTTAACTTCTTCCGCATTTATTGGAGGTGAAGGTATTTTAGAGTTTGCTTGAGATAAACAAAAATCATGTCCTTCTAATTTATCACCACTCATCCATTTTTCAATCCATTCTTTTCCAGTTTGGATATGAGAATTGTGAAAGTCAGGATTTCCCATGTGTAGGGTTTTAGAAAACCTATACATTCCATCCTGTCTCGTCAATCTTCTCATTTGTTTAATGAAAAGTGGTAGGTATGTATCATCAACAAATACATCGTAAATAGAAGGTTTCGGTGAGTCATAAGTTGACCCACCGATTTTTGTTTTGTACATTGCCGGAAAAAATTGATTTACGGGAGTTGCGAATTTATTAAAGTTAAAAATAACTTCATTACCATCATCATCAACTTCCTCAAATTTTTCTACTTTATAAGCCTGCAATTTTGAGAATTGTTCAATCATCTCCGGTTCATCAACTCCAATCTTTGGTGGTGCTCCGGTGGTATCCCAAGTTTCAATAACTCTTTTCCTAAATAAGTCAACCCACGCTTCGAAATCAGCGTATCTCATCATTAAAACTTCCTCATATTTCAAGTTAGTTTCAGGATTAAGCAACCACTGATTTCTTTCGTAAAAATACTTTTTCTTATACGGCAATCCCATTATCCTTGTAGTTCTACTAAATAGTAATCCGAAGTGTAATTATCAACTTCAAAGTGGATATGTGCCAATCCTTGAGATGAAATACTCAAAGTAGCATCTTTCGCTTCTCTGTTAGCAGTAAGGATTTCTTTCAAATATGTTGCTGAGAATGAAATAGGTCCTTTATCACCACCTTCACATACACAATCAACATCAATTGTAATTCGGTTAGTGTTGATGTTAGAATAACCAATTACAATTTTTCCACTACCACCATTACATACAAAGGTAAAAGTATTTTCGTCAGAAAGTGCACTCTTTGCTTTAATGAATGTTGAAATAAAGTTTGAGTCCAATTTAATTTTAGAGTCAAACTCTGGCAATTTCTTCAAATCCGGTACATTTGGAATAACCGAAAGGTCTGCCAACATATAATTCAATGCTACTGAATTATCTTTGAATTTAAGTGAAATTGGTCTACCATCAATATCTGCTACTGAAAAGTCTACACTATCGCCCAACACACTTACCATTTTTGTAAGTTTAGAAGTATCATATATTCCCAATACAGCATCATCACTCTCAAACCCAGTCATAGATACTGAACCCAATACTGATTTGTCATCTGAAATGAATGCGGTAGTTAGAACTCCACTCTTTACTTCCCACTTAACGGACTCTACTAGTCCAGCAAGATTGTACTTGCTTACGAAACGATTTAATTTTTGTTTTTCCATTTTACTTATTAAAGTTTATATTTACAAATATACTATTTTTTTTCCAATTATCCAAATTAAAATGAGAAAAACTTTTTTGCACTCTGTCCCTCATTTACAATTTCACCCCAACCAACAGCATCATAAAAATCCTGCAGTTTTCCTTTCAATTCTCTATCAAAGATTTTATTATAATCAATATAGGTTTTTACAAAATTCAAAATCTCATCTGGATCGTTATATCCTGTAAACCCTAAACCTTCTAACCCTAACGGATTATCTTTTAGATACACCCATTTAATCTTATCCCCATCTTTCATAGGTTCGTACTTATATGCACAATTAAAGTGTTTCAAGCAATCATTATAAGCAATCGCTGCTTTAACGTGCGCGGGAGTTCCTTTCTCAACACTAAATGATACCCTCACTTCTTTCTTTTTCTTTGGAAGGTATTTCGATATGTTTTTAACCGCAGAGTTCTTAGCCACCTCATATACAGGTCTATTTACCAAGTTCTTCTTAAAATCCATTACCTTATCCGATATACCCTCTTCAGTTTCACCTCTGAGGATTGAAATAAGAACCTCTGCCATTATATCTTGAAATGCTTTGGGGAATGAACTCCTTTTAACATCTAACCCCTTAACATCTAATTTATCAACAGGTACACCATTATCCGAAATAATCCACTGTGCATATCTTTTCTTTGCTACCCACAATCCTGCTTTAGCTACATATTCCTTTTTAATCTCCAATCTGTGTTTATCCTTTGGTACATTAAACACTTTAGAGGCGAGTATATCATAAAAATTGTTTAGGTAATCCTGCATTTCACCCGCAATACCATCTACCAATTTAGCAATATCATCTTGCTCTAATCCTTTCCATTGTGGATGTCTATGGTCTAAGAGTGGAACTGCTGAAAAGAATACGGAGTCTGTATCAATATAAATGTTTGAGTCAGCACCAGGAGTATTCAATTCTTTATTGTATTTGATATTCGCCATATCCGCAGTTGATTTAATTACCCTCTGTCCAGTTAAGGTTACTGCTTCTGCATTATCAATATCATAGAAACGGAATGCGGGTAATCCCAATACACCATATAGAGAGTTCAGCAAAATCTTTTGTACCAATTGCCGTTTTCCGTAAAATGCGTATTTCGCTTTATCTCCCTCCTTACCATACTTCTTCATCAAATCCTTATACTCAACCCTCTTTTGGAACCACAAATCCAAAATACCAGGAATACAACCTACTTTATCACTTGTGTAAAGGACTCCATTTGATGAAATTGTGTACCCACTTTCTTGCAATAATTTTGCTAGGTTTTCTTTACTGATTTTTTTAGTTCCAACATAGAAAGTATCAATCTCACCCTTCATATATTTTTGAGAGTCCCAATTATCAATCTTCATAACTTTAGTTTCAGGACTAATGTTTAGGGTCATAATAATTGATGGATATAGTGAAGTTAAGTCCAAGTCATAAATCCATTCGTACTTACCCACAATCGGGTCTTTCACATACGCACCAATAAACTTCTCTTCACCTGCTTCTCTTAATGCATCCATATTTTCCTGTCTATCCGCAGGTTTGTTAGGTGCTACTAAGTTTTTTCTTCTCAAATATGTAAGGAGTGCTCCCTCTAATACTTTTGATGAATACACAAAATCCTCATAAGGGACGTGTCCGGCGTGGCAGATGTTTCTACACAAATCAATAAACTCCAATTTCTTATCCAACGCAACCACCAACTCCACATCAACTAGGTTATATTCAATGAACTTTTCAATATCATCTCTAAATAACTGGTCCAAATTACCTGAATACTCAACCTTACCTTTATCCAATTCTATTTGAGCAACGGTATCCAATCTGTAATTTGGTAGTTCTCCATAGTTGTAATATTTGTAAAGTGTGATGTAATCCAAATAAGATACACCTGCCATAAAAAATCTAGAACGATATGGTGACCAGAAACATTCACCGATTGGGGATAATCTATTTGCGTATTTTTCACCCAATACTCTTTTAATACGATTGTATAGATATGGAGTATCAAAATTATCAATATTCCATCCCGTCACAATTGTTGGTGAGATTTCTTCGTATATATCCAAATACTTTAGTAATAACTCCTCTTCACTTCTAAAAGGTAAAACTATTGCCTTTTCAGTAGTTTTCTTAACCATATTACCTACCTTATCAACAAATAAAACCCAGTATTGATTAGTAGCGGAGTCATTTAATGCAATAGATGTTATAGCGTTCTTTGCTTCCTTTGTATCAGGCAATCCACTTTCCATTTCAACCTCAATATCATAAGTTAAAATAATGTGTCCGTCTGATACATCATCGGTATCGGAGTAGGTATCAACTAATACTCTAGTAGTTTCAGCAACATCACTCTCAAATAATTCAGGATCATCCTTTTTAAACTTATATATTTTAGTTAGTTTGTCACCATAAATTGAAAGGTATTCTCCATTAGTTGCTTTTTCATACGCATAACGGGTATACGGAAATGCTCTATATCCTTGTCTACTATCCCATAGGTGTATGAGGTTTCGTTCTCTTTGATAATATACGTTTTGATACATTTATTTTTTTAATTTAAGGTTTACGGAATACCCAAACAGGCTCGCAGAATGTTTTATTTTTCCCCTCTTCAGCTTTTGCGAGTGCTTCTTCACTATAACGCTCTTCATCACCATCAATAATCATTCCAGCTCCTGCACTTCCTGGTCTTTTTGCCATCTCCATACCCAAACATCCTTCATAAACTCCACCCAAAGATTGGATGTAATCATTCATTGGATTTGTGATTTCAACATAACCTTTTTCTCTATCATTTGATTTCGCATACACATCGGCAATGTTCACTGCCAAATAACCACCTGAACGAATACTTCCCCATAGATTATGTATTACTTTATGTAAAAATAATTCATTCCACGCATCTATACTCTTATACCTAACCCAACTTTGAGTCTCATCGTAAGAATATCTTTCCACATTAAAATATGGTGGTGATGTAAATACAATATCGAAATGGTTTTGGTATTGTGAAAAATCAAAATCTTCAGCAGGTGAACAATGAAACTCTGCTTTCTTTTCTACCTCAAAAAATGTTCTGTGTTTTTCATACCAATCTGCCTGTTGTTGATATATTGGGTGATTTTCTTTTCTTGGGTCAATTCCTACATAGTGTTTTCCAGTTTCACTTGCATAAAAACCAGCTAATCTATCACCCCACCCTGCGGAAAAATCCAATACATTTTCTACTTCTAGATAATCGTAAAGTGCTTTCGCAACATTTGGCTTAAATTGGGAACAAATGTATTTTCTTAAACCCAAACACACTCTCAATTCGTTTTTACCAACTTCATCAAACTTTAAGGTATATAATCCACCCATAAGTGATACCATAAACTCTCTAGTTTCCCATGTCCTTTTTGGACCAGGAGATACAGTACCATCTACACCCCATCGGTTTTCCTGTTGGAAATAGTTAGATGCTTCGTTTCCTGTATTTAATCTACGAAAGTACATCTGTTTTCCTCTAAAAGTAAGTGGATACCTACTCTCTGATGCTTTACGAGGGAACCACTCACCCTCTGTTAGTAAATCTGCCCACCAAGTTCCCTTTAACTTACGATAACTCGCCAATGCATCACTTTCACTAATATCGGCAAATGGTAGTTCATACTCCATACAAAGATCAGCGAGTACTTCCTTTACCTCACCAATTGGGAATGTCTCCTTTATATAACTCCATTGAGATTTCGTTATATGCAAATAAGGTTTCATTCCCTTAAATTGCTCAAAATATTCTTTTACATCCATAAACACAAAGATACGAAATTATTTCCACTTTTCCTACAAATGAGTCCAAGTATTATTTTTTACAATTTGCTCCACATTCCATTTACTTACCTTAAAGTTTCTAGCTATAACATTTAGACTGAAACCTTTGCTGTACAAGTCCCTAATTTGCAAAACCTGCTCATTTGTGAGTTTTGCTTTTGGATGCGACTCACCCCTTCTAGCATTACTGAACATCCATAGTGGTAGTTTATTCATATATTAAAAAACTTTTCAGCCCTCCCATTTATTAAATTGTATTTGTATATTACACCAGGTATTTCACCAGTTTCTTTACTATTCCATTTTATATCATCCATATACACAAATCCATATCTTTCGTAAAATTGCCTCGCATGCTCATTAAATGCTCTAACAGTTAAGAATATACTTTCTCCACCACCAATCCGGCAATATTCTACAAACTTATCTAATACTTTTTTGGTTGCCCCCTTTACACTTTTATCACTAGCTATTTGGTGTATGATATAATCCCCTCTCTTTTTTAAGACTTTAGCGTTTGGTGATATTTTACCACTATTTCCGTATTTGGTAAAAGTTATCAAAACACCATCTTCTAAAATAAGGTTTCCACTTTTAATTCTTTTTACTAACTTAAACCCCTGCTTATATAAATGAGGGAATATTTCAGGATAAAGATTTATGATTTCCATTGATTTTTCAATCACTGAGTTCATCTCCTCACCTTCTTCTTTAATGTGTATTACATTCACCATTATCCAAAAAACTTATCAGCAGTAATATCGTTTTTGTACTTAAACTTTTCTTTTAATCTATTGTTCAACTCACCTTTCATTCCCTCTATCAAATCACTAGTTCTAGCACCCTTGGCAAAAAATACTTTAGGTCTCCACAATAGTTCTTCACTAATTTCACCTCTAAATGCTTCTCTCAGCAATGGTTTCATATGCCCACCTTCCTTTTGGTATAGAGGGGGAATGTTTAGAGAATACTCCACAAAAGGTCTCCAACTATAAGGTGTTCGTATTTCAACTGTACCACCCCACATAATGGATTGATTAGTTGTTAAAAAGTTTGTTTTATGCACATCCTTTACCAACTTTCTCCTTGCAATATCGTAATCTTCCGGTCTCCAATGAAACGCTTGAATGTGTCCATAACTACCCCAAATCTCATCGGAAAGATCTCCACTAAATACAACTTTATATCCTAACTCATTTATCTTTTTACCCAAAAAGATTTGAGCTATCGCAGAACCCAAGTTTTGCCATCTATCCTGCTCAATAACATACAATGCTTCATCTATTGTATTGAGTACATCAGCTTCAGTTAGGATAATTTCATTCAATTTTACACCAAACTCTTTTGCCGCAATTCTAGCATATTTTATATCATCGTTCTTTGTATTTCCATCACCCATAGATACCACAAATGCCTCAATTTGCGAATACTTCTTTGATAAAAGGTATGTTGTTATGACTGAGTCAATACCCCCACTTAAAATTGTGCAAATGGGTACATCTGATACCATTTTTACTTCTACCGCTTCCTCTAATAAAGTTCGTATATTTTTAATAATTACTTCCCTATCATCATTTATAACTTCAGTAGGCAACTCATAATAAACAACCTCACTATGAACAAATGTTTTATAGTTGTATTGGATGTAAGTACCTGGATATACAGCTTTTACACTATTTTCATAGATATCTTCCAACGGCAATCCTTTCTTTTCAGAACAAAATGCCAATTTATTAGTTATACTATCAATTGAATACCAAAATGGTAGTTCCCCTACATAATCTCTAACAAGGTATATAGTAGTTATTCTCGTATCTATTATCGCAAAAGAAAACATACCATCCAACGCACCAAAGGAACTCACCCCATAATCTAAATAAGCATTTAAGATTACTTCAGTATCGGATTTGGTCCTAAATGGAGTGGTTATGATATCTCTTAAAGTTTGAGTATACTTACTATCCCACAATTCCCCATTATATACAACACAAACTGTTCTATCCTCATTCCAAAATGGTTGATTTGCGGTTGATGATAAGTCCTGTATTGAAAGACGATTGTGTCCAAAATAAAAACCATCTACACATTCAATAGAAGTATTATCTCTACCTCTGTGTATAATTTTTTCTAAACCATTTTTTACAGAGATTTCTGTATATTGGTTTCCTCCTATTATACCACACATATTAAAAAGGTGCTTTAACTTCTCTATCTCTTTCAATACAAGTACTCATGTGGTCTGCCCAATGAAGTATATATTGAATATTTGATTTAAGGTATTTAGTTGTATCAAATACTTTGTAGTATTTTTCATTATCCTCATCATACAAGCCATCTGTAAGTTTGATACCAAAGTATTCGGTTTCATTGTATTTGATACCATATTCTTGCAATAGGAAAAAAGTTCTATCGGTATGAGTTAAAAATGATAATTCTGGATTACTTACAAACAACTTACCTTGATTTTTCACATGCCAATCGGAAGTATTGATTACATAATGTAATTTACCTTTACTACCCAACTTACCCAAATCATGATGGAATGCTGCAAATAGTAATTCTTCTTGTGTAAAATCAACATATCCACCCGCATCTTGATAAAGTTTCATCATACGGAGTGAGTTTCTCGCCACATTCATAACGTGATCAATATATCCACCTTCGTATGCATTGTGGTAGTTGATGTTCCCACTTGCAGGAGATAACATTAAGTTCGCTCCTAACTCCTCCATTGAATACATTTGGAGTAATTTTTCTAATCGTTCTCCATCAAAGGATTTTTTCAGAGCTTCAATAAACTTAGTGTAATTAGTTTCTAATTGTTCGTCTGTATATTTCTTCATAACATTTTGGTATTGAGGTTGGATACAAATATACAAAAAAGGCTTGGTATATCCAAGCCTTTATGTACTTTTATTTTTACAAATAAGATTTAATTGCGTTCAGCAATACTACTTTTTGTTGCATCCCTACTAATCTTTTTACTTCCACACCATCTTTTTCAATTACAACAGTTGGAACCCCTCTTACTCCGTATTTAGATGCCAAATCACCATTTTCATCAACATCTACATACTGAAAAGTTGCCTCCGTTATTTCATTCTTTACCTCTTTCATAATCGGACTCAGCATTTTACAAGGTCCACACCAGGATGCTGAAAATTGTTTTACTTCTACCATATTTTTATTTGTTTAATTTATTCACAACTTGCACATTCTAAAATATTTCTCGCAAACGCTTGTGCGGAGTTTTGAGAGAATTGGTAATAAAGAGTTTTAACTCCCTCTTCCCATGCATACATATATAATTGGTTTATATCTTTTGCAGGAATTGATGGGTGTATCATTAGGTTTAGAGATTGTGACTGGTCAATAAACTTCTGTCTTTGTGCAGCTTGTAAGATAATCTCCTTTGGTGATATTTCCAAAAATGTCTTAAACACTTCTTTTGTTGGAAAATCCAAATGTTGAACTGAACCATCTTTCTTTAGGATACTATCCCATACTTCATCGGTATTCATACCCAATTTTTCCAACTCATCTACTAAAAATGGGTTTTTATACACACTCTTTAGTTTAGCAAGGTCTTTTATAAAGTAATTTGATTTAATAGGTTCAATGCCCATACTAACCTGTCCTAAAATGAATGAAGAAGATTTAGTTGGTGCAATCGCAATCAATGTAGTATTAGAATACCCATCTCTAATACACTTATACTTTTCAGTATTTGAGTTATACAACTCCATAGAAGCTCCATCAGTTCTTTCCTTTAATGTCTTAAAGATTTTATGATTGTATTGTTTAGCTTCTAATGACTCAAATGGGATAAGTTTAGATTGTAGGAGTGAATGGTAACCCAAAACCCCAACACCAATTGCTC